GAGAGACAATCCTGGCTGTGTGTGAGGAAGCTTACCGTGCGGCGAGATGGAGTGTCGACGAGGGATTCGGTTCCTTCGAGCATTTCTGTCTTGCCGTGCGCGAGTTGGACTTACAATCGTCGCCCGGTTATCCATATTGTTTAGAGAAGTCTACAATTGGAGACTGGTTGGTTGTTGAAGGAAACGTTGAACGGCTGTGGCGAGATGTCCAGATTATATGGCAAGACCCGAGCAGAGATGCTTGGGGGGACCATATCTGGAAGGTTTTCGTCAAGCAAGAGCCCACTAAGCGATCCAAGATTCAGCAATCTCGTGAGAGAATCATTTTTATGTGTTCGCTCGCGCGACAAGTTGTATGGACGATGGTCTTCTCCACTCAACTGGCTGTAGAAATATCCAACTACACACGCATTCCGTCTCAACACGGAACTGTGCTTGTGGATGCTGGGTGGCAATATAGCCGGCGCCTGTGGAAAGCGCGCTTTGATAGACCTTGCGGACTTGACAAGAGCGCTTGGGACTGGTGTAGCACGGATTTTCTCCCTGAACTTGACCTTGATTTGCGAATTAGGCTGTGTCGTACTGGCGGGCTCCTCTTACAAGAGTGGGTCCGAGTAGCTAGAGGTCTGTATGATGAAGCCTTCGGGACCCTTGACCCAATGACCGGCATTAACGTGCCGGGGACCGGTCCTTGTGTACTCCTGAACGGAATTGTCTATCGACAACTGGCCCATGGGCGGGTGAAGTCTGGCCTGAAGAATACCATTTCAATCAATGGTAGAGGACAGGTCTTTGTTCACGTTCTCGCTTGCCTCCGGGCGGGCGAGCCCGTGTATCCTTTACCCGTCTCCTGTGGTGATGATACCTTGCAGAATAAGCCGTCACAGGCCTACCTGCGGGAGATCGAGAGGATGGGCGTGATCGTGAAGGCCGTCGTTGACGGCCTGGAGTTCATGGGTCACCGTTTCGACGAAGATGGCCCAAAGCCACTCTACCACCTGAAGCACATTTGCGCTGTGCTTCATCAGCAGGACGAGTTTCTGGAGCAAACCCTGGATTCATACCTCAGGTTGTATTGCTTCGATCCTCGCTATAGTGTTTTCGAGAGACTTGCAGATCGTCTCGGGATCGACCACATGTCTAGGAGCTACTACCGCTCCTGGTACAATGGCCAGATCCCCCGTAACTAAGACCCTAACACGGCCCACGCTAATGGAGCAGCGTGGTTTAAATAATTAGGCTCCATAGTCAACTTCCATTGAGAGCTTTGTGGCCGCG